ACTGGAGGTCTCTTTGAGGCTCAATTCAATAACACAAGGTCATCTGGATTAGCCAGTAGTTTCTTTGCAGGTAATCCTAGTGTAGCTAACCTACAGAGTCTAGGAGGTGCAGCTCAAGGTATTACTGGATTAGCTAACCCTAATTACAAGCTCAGTAAGGATGACATTAGGAATACTGTCGGTCTACTGGCTGGCTCTAATACTTACGGTGTACGTAATGCCATGAATCTACTTATGGCTGATTTACCTAATCATTCACTCAAACAGAAACAAGATAAATAGGAGTAAAACATGGGACTTAGTTATTGGCAGGGATTCGGTAATGGTACTCAAGATGTATATGCTATACCTTTTCCATACTTATACAAGTCCCATGTATCCGTATTAGTAAATAAAATTTCCGCTCAGTTTACCTGGGAGGGAGACCAAACAATTAGGATATTTCCAGCACCTGAGAATGGTGCTCTGGTAGACATCCGAAGATCAACCAGTCCAGGACAACGATTGGTCATCTATCAAGACGGTGCTGTACTTACAGAGGCAGAGCTAAACCTAGAGAATCTTCAGAATTTCTATCTGGTTCAGGAAGCCCTAGATGCGCTACCTCAGTACCTCTCAGGTGAGACCGCTGGTCAACCAGCTGGACAGCTACAGACTATTGTAGATCAGATGGTACTAGATGTTCTAAACAGTGCTCTATTGGCTGACCTACAGAGCAACGTGAGCCAAATCCAGTTACTAGCTGAGAGCTTTCTGGAAGATGCTGATAGAGCTGAAGATAGTATTAATGACCGTCGGTTATTCAAGAAGCAGATCGGTAGCGCATTGGCTAGTATTGCTGAGGAGCAGCTAATCCGAGTAACTGAAACAAGTGCCCTAGCAGCTCGAGTAACCGCTGTAGAGGCGGCTTTTGGAGAGCTTGGCTCAGGTGGAGCTAGTTCAGCTGAGATCGCTGCTGAAGCTGTTGCTAGAGCGAGTGCAGACTCTGCGTTAGCTAGTAGGATTGACTCTGTTGAGGCTGACTTAGTGACTCAGGAAGCTGCTCTGAGTGCTGACATTACAGCTGAATCAGTAGCTAGGGTGAGTGCTGATGATGCTCTATCCACTCAGATTACTACACTGACATCTACAGTAACTACCAATAACTCATCGGTAGTTTCTAGCATAGCGAGTGAAGCTAGTGCACGTTCGACGGCAGTTTCTGCACTAAGCACTTCTATAACTAACCTCTCCTCAACTGTAGGTGATAACTCAGCTAACATAGCTACCCAGGCTACAACTCTCGACGGTCTATCTGCTCAGTATACTGTGAAGATAAACAATAATGGATACGTGGCTGGTTTTGGATTAGCTAGCACCCCTGTCAACGGAGTCCCTAGTAGTTCATTCGTAGTGCTGGCTGATAAGTTCAGCGTAGTCACACCTGGAGCTGCACCTGGAGAAACACCTAAAGTTCCCTTTGTAGTTGGGACTGTAAACGGTATATCTCAGGTAGGAATACAGGGGAGTCTTCTGGTAGATGGGAGTATCTTTGCAAGGTCTATAGCTGCTAACACGATTACAGCTAATAAGATGTCTGTAACATCACTATCCTCGATGACAGCTAACTTAGGATCAATCACAGCTGGGGATATTACAGTCTCTCATGCTGGATCTTCCTATAGACTGGAGCTAGGTAATGATGGCGGTGCTTATTCTATCTGGTATGGTAGTGGAACTAAGAACGCAACTAACGCTAAGTTCTATCTGGACAAGGATGGTAACACTAAGTTTAGTGGAGCTCTCAGTGCAGCTACAGGTACATTTGCAGGTAGTCTTAGTGCAGCTAGTGGAACCTTTGCAGGTAACCTACAGGCAGCTGGAGGCACATTCTCAGGTGTTCTTACTGCTCAGGCGATAAACGCAGTTCAGACACTCAACGTAGCTGGAAATGCCATTACATTACCTATAGGAACCTACATAGCTAAACAGTTTGTTACTCAGAGTGCTTCCTACCTAAGTATCGCTAAACTGGTTATACCTGCATTTACCTATACTACAAAACTTCACATATCTTTTGGATTCAGGCATTACTCTTTCTATAATGACCAGCATAATACAGTGTTTGGTAAGTTGGTTAGTAATATTGGAGTACTCTACTCTGCTTCTGTAGGTTCGTCTAGTGGTGTGGCTATGAGTGTGCAGCGTGGTTACCACTGCCAGTGCCCCGCGGCATCAGTGATGGTTACAGTACCTAGTAATACTCCAGTTACTTTGGATTTACAAGTTATTATGGCAGGTACTAAGAATCAGTATCTAGCCAATCGTTTTATAACCGCTACGGTATTCAAGAAATAATATGGCATACGCATTATACAACATATCAACAGGCGTGATTACTAATATATTAGATACGGATGATACAGACATCCTAAACGCTAATCTGGTAGTAGGGCAAGCCTATGTGTATTTTGACCCACTACAAGTAGAGGTAGATGATTCCACTCACTATATAGTAGATGGTGTCCTCACACCCCAAGGAAACCTATCAGGAGTCTCTAGTGTAACATCCCCTAGCTCTACAACATGGAAAGCTGATGGTATCAGTACATGGACTCTTAGTGGTATTCCGGTAGGTTCTTTGATTTTATTCACAGCTCCTGTTGGTGTTATTGAGCAACCTGATATAGTGATGTCAGATACGGTATTAATCCTAAAAGCTAATCCAGGATGTCATGGGGAGTATTCAGTGACTATAGATGCACCTACTAAACTTCCATTTACAACCGTAAAATCTGCTTTGGAGTAACTGATGACTGCTATAACCTTCCAACCACAGACACCTAATGTATTAGGATATGTGTTCTGCCGCCCTTTCTATAGAGGCATCCTGATATACTGGGATTACCTGAATCCAGAACTGAGTGCCTCTACTGTGTGGGGAGTTGAGGTTCAGATCACCAACCTAGAGACACCTACAGCTACCGATTGGGTATCATGTGGAGTGACTCAAGGCTCCTCAATGATTGTTACGAACTATGGTGGAGTCACACCTCTAGCTACTCAGGTTCTATATCAGTTTAGAGTTCGACCTGTAGATTCTAATAGAGCACCTCTCGACATCTGGAAGGATATTAATTTAGAAGGGGACTTAGCTATTCCTATATCTAGCTTTGTAGGTTTTGATTATGCTCCTGTAGGGGGAGTTAATAGAAATATATCAGCTCCGAATGACGGGATAAACGCCTCAACTGTGAGTAGATCAATTACTGTGTCTTATATAAATGAGTACCCCTTCACTGTAGCTGTTCGTTATAGGTTATGGGTAGATGTTACATACACTGCCCCTCTTACTGTAACTAAATCTATATTACGAATAATTGATGAAACGTTAGGGGTGACAGTATTATCTAAAGTCATCCAGGTCAACACGAACAGTCAAGAGGTGGAGGTAGTTACAGGTGTGACGGCTGGAGACTTTAGGCAGCTCAGGGGGGAGTTATTAGGTGAGTCTAATAACATCCAGTTTGGACGTACTTATCTTTCAGTGGAACCTATAGCTCCATTTGGATTCACACCTTAAATACTATAATCAATATGACAATCACTAACGTAGATATTGCAAATAAAATAAGTAACTTAGTTGATAAGTGGCAGCTAAGGGAAGACCAGATGATAAATTGGTTGAGTGGTACAGCTACTGGAGGGGCCAACAGTGACGGTAAGTATCCCCTAACAGATGTACTAGGAGTAACCACACTGGTAGAGTGCCCTGCTGTACTAGCTAACCTATCAGGGGCTGGAGCAGGTAGTGTCACAGCTGCTGCTGCTAGTGCTACTGCTAGTGCTACATCAGCTACTGCTAGTGCTACATCCGCTACTGCTAGTGCTACATCAGCTACTGCTAGTAATGCCGCTAAGGTAGCAGCTGAGTTAGCTAGAGACCAAGCTCAAAACTATGCTGGCAATGCCGCTGCTAGTGCTGCTAGTGCTCTTGATCCGGCTCTATTCAGCTCTACTACCAAAGGTGCAGTAGCAGCTAGTGGTGGCGGTACAGTGAACTTCCTGAGGGCTGATGGCACTTGGGCTGCTCCTGCAGGTGGTGGCGGCGGATCTTCAGCCTGGGGAGGCATAACAGGTACTCTATCTGCTCAGACTGACCTACAGACAGCTCTAAATTCCAAAGCAGGAACAGCTATAGCTACTACAGGAGCCTCTGGTTTAATGAGTAGTGCTGATAAGACTAAGCTAAACGGTGTTGCTACATCAGCTACAGCTAATAGTTCTGATGTTACCCTGTTAGCCAGAGCTAACCACACAGGCACTCAACTGGCTGCTACTATCTCAGACTTTGGAACAGCTGCTGTATCTGCTGTAGATACTGACTTAGCTACCAATGGTGTTCCACTTACTACAGGTGTTATCGGTACAGTTCCTAGTAATGAGCTCCGAATGTATTCTTCAGTTACTGGAGAATCCCTAAAGAGTCTCCCTAAGTTTAAAGATTCACTAGGTCTCACAGACTACATGATGTTTGACCTAACCAGTCAGAACTTCGCCGTCTGGACAGGTCATGCTAGCTTAGGATGCTCAGTAGGTGGTACGGCTACTACCTTAGCACTCTTAACAACAAACACCTGGACACGAAAGCGTAGGCAATCCTTTAGGAACGTTGCGACACCTAATCAGACTTTAGGTGTATTCACAAGCAACCCTGTGGTACTCGGTACTGAGCCTTGGTACTTCAAGACCGCCTTCTCTACTGCGCTATTCCCGAGCGGATCTAGGTTATTTGCTGGTGTAACCACAGCTAACATTGTAACAACTGATGCCGTAGCTTCTTCTCAAGGTATCGGAATAGTAAATAAGACAACTGATGATAACACTACGCTAAATCTATTCACGAGTGATGGTACTACGATTACCTATACCCCTATAACAGTCCCCGCTATTGTAGCTGGTAATGCCTACCTATTTGAGATGTTATCCCCTGGTGACGGTACAGTGAACTATCGCTTAGAGAACTTCCTAACAGGTGCAGTAATCCTAGAAGGAACAGCTACTACAGGTCTTCCTCTTGAATCTTCAAGCTGCTCAGGATACGTACAGATGTCAAACGGTACGGCTAACACAACCGTCAACACAGTCAGCTTAGAGGTCAATACTCTATTGCTGAGATCCCTCAACTAAACAACAGGAGATTGCTATGCCCGATAAGTCATGGCTATATAACTTTGGTATGCTATGGGCTGCCGGTGCAGCTATCGGTGTCGGGCAAGCACTACTGAGTAAAGAGCAGCTTAGCTGGAGAATGTTAATCGGTAAGGCTCTATGCTCAGGCGGTCTAGGATTAGCTGCCGCTGCCTTAGGATTCTTTCAGCCTGACATATCGTTTGGTGTCCAGGTCGGAGCTGCGTGTGCGCTCTCCACAATGGGTGCTGACATATTCGAGAGATTCGCTACTAAATACGTAGGAGAGAAACATGGCAAAAGCTAGTCAAGACATTGCCGATTCTTTACATGAGTTAGTCTTTACCAGTATCCAAGATGAGATCCAAGGATATAGAGATCGGTGTGAGCCTATCCCTCCAGCATTACTCTCAGCTGCTATTAAGTTACTAAAAGATAACGGTGTAGAGGTAGCTGGAGGTAATGAAGCTCCTCGTGTGAAACAACTCGCCGTAACCTTACCATTCCCCTCAAAGGATGTCCTCAAGTCTGTCCAATAGTCTAAAATCATGAACTTTGACGAATATGATGATGAGCTAGTAGCCGCACTAAAAGGCAGCTTCAAGAACTTCTTATGGTACATCTGGAAGTATCTCAAGCTGCCTGATCCTACAGATGTCCAGTATGACATTGCAGATGCCCTGACCGATTGTCCTGCTAGGTTTGTAATACAAGCCTATCGGGGTGCTGGTAAGAGTTGGATCTGCTCTGCATGGGCTGTATGGCTACTGTGGAATAACCCTCAATTGAAGATCCTAGTTATATCTGCCAGTAAGGACAGGTCAGATGCGTTCGTTATCTTCTGTAAGAGACTAATAAACGACCTACCGATACTCTCAGAGATGCGTAGTAGACCAGGGCAGAGAGACTCCACAGTGTTATTTGATGTGGGCTTAGCTGACCCAGCTCACGCTCCTAGTCTCAAGGCGATAGGAATCAACGGTCAGCTTGCGGGGAACCGTGCAGACATCCTCATATCTGATGACGTGGAGAGTATTAAGAACTCTCTAACACAGACTATGCGTGAACGTCTAGGTGAGGCTATCAAAGAGTATGATGCTATCCTGACTCCTAAACCAGACAGTAAGATTGTCTACCTTGGGACTCCGCAGTCAGAGAACTCTATCTATAACCTCTTGAATGACAGGGGGTTTATCACTCGGATCTGGCCTGTTCGTAAGCCTAAGGATGAGACAGTATACGGAGGTAACCTCGCTCCCTTCGTAACTAACCTATATGTCCCTCCAGGAACTCCTGTAGATCCTGCTAGATTTAACGATGAGGAACTCATAAAGCGGGAAGCCTCCTATGGTAGGTCAGGGTTCGCTCTACAGTTCATGTTGAACCCTCGATTATCTGACGGTGACCGTAGACCTCTCAAGCTGGCTGATCTTATGGTACTGGATTGCTCTGGAACCAAAGCACCCCTAGAACTCGTGTGGGGACGTGGAGAGAACAACAGACTCCACGAACTACCAGCTGTAGGACTCAACGGTGACCATTGGTATTCCCCTATGTTTATCTCACCGGACTACGCGGAGTTTACCGGATGTGTCATGGCTATTGACCCTGCGGGTGCTGGTACAGATGACACTGGTTATGCAATCGTAAAGATACTCAACGGTATTCTATACGTGGTAGACGCTGGGGGCTTACCTGGAGGTTTCTCTGATGAGACACTATTGTTACTTGCTAACATGGCTAAGAAGCATCAAGTCAATGAGATAGTTGTCGAGTCAAACTTAGGTATTGGTATGTTTGCTCAGCTCTTGAAACCTGTGCTAGTACGTGTCGGTCATCCTACTACTATTGAGCTAGTGCATCATAGTGTCCAAAAGGAACGTAGGATCATTGAGACTCTGGAACCTATCATGAACCAGCATAGGCTAGTGGTTGACAGAGAATTGATTCTGAGAGACTACAAGAGCGATAGAGATGTCAGCTATAGCTTATTCTATCAGATGACTCGCCTAACACCCGATCGTGGATCTCTAGGTCATGACGATGCTATTGACGTGTTATCCATGGCTGTCGCCTACTGGGTAGAAGCTATGGCTAGAGATAATGCTGTAGCTGCTAGTGAGGACAGGCAGAAGGCTCTCGAGGAGAGACTATCCAGGTTTCATAATGGTATATTCGCTCCTAAGAAACACTCAAAGAACACTACAAGATCAACTAACTGGTGACGCTATGCCTATGATCCCTACAATCCTATCGTATCTACTCCCTGCTATTCTCGCAGTAACTGTTGGTATAAAAATTGGGTACACCTTTGCTAACGCAGAACTAACCCAATATAAACTCCAACAGACAACTGCGAGGGAATCCCTACAGAAAGACCTGCAACTAACCTCCAGGAAACTACTTGATGAACAAAAGAAACACACCCTATTACTCAGGAAAACTCAGAGTAATCATAGAGATAACCTCAGAGCTACGACAGCTAATTATCGTAGCGATGGCTGTGAGTTACCTATTGATACTATCAGGGTGCTCAGAGAATCCGTGCGTAGTTCCAACGGTGGACATCCCTAGTGACTACATGAGTCCTGTGGATCCACTCCCTGAACCTGGAGATTCGGCTAGAAATCCAAAAGACCTAGCTGACTATACCATGACTGTGATCCAGCATGACGGTGAACTCCAGGTCAGGTTGAGAAACCTACAGAGCTTCTTGCGGAAACTAGAGTTTACACTACATACCTACTGAGCTACTTGCGTAAAGTCGACTTTACACTACATAACTACCAGGAATAATTATGAAATTATCCGAACAAGGATTACAAATGTTGACTATCCTAGAGGGTAGCCGACCAAACCTATACCTCGATTCTGTTGGTTTACCTACCATCGGTGTAGGTCATCTCTTGTCTACAGGTGAGCGAGTATCTGGTTTTATCTCTATCAGTGGACGGTTAGTCAACTATAGGAGAGGACTATCAGATCAGCAAGTTATCGACCTGTTAGAGGAAGATGTCAGTGAGTTCGAGGATAGTCTCAACAGTTTCCTGAGATTGCATAACATCTGTTTAGCTCAGCATCAGTTTGATGCCATCATCATGTGGATGTTCAATGTTGGTATCGGAGCTGCAAACAAGTCTACTCTCTACGTGAGACTCTCTCAGAAAGAACTATCAGCAATACCTAAAGAACTCGCTAAGTGGGTTCGAGCAGGTGGTCGTCGATTAGCTGGTCTAATCAATCGTAGAAATTATGAGATCGACCTCTTCACTAAATCAATCTATATAGGAAAATAATATGTTCAAGATAAATTTCTCTGAATCCAGCACTAAGCGTGGCTTTGTTCTGGTCATCGGCTCTATCGTAGCTCTAGGCTTTTTGTGGTTCAAAGATCAAGCCTCAGCAATGAGTGTATTGGTGATCGCTAAGTTTACTGCCGGTGCTCTTGGTGTCGTACTGCCAGACGTGCCCGTGGAACGTTAAGAAACACACTATAGGATGCATATAATCGCATATAAAATCCTATAGTAACCCTACCCTACAGGTAATATTTATTCGTACAATTAGCAGCATCGTACAAGGAAAATAGTCATGACAACTAACATACATCAAGTCCTCCCTAATTTATCCGGAAGACACTACAGCTGGACACCTGAAGGTGAACCTGCAATCATCGGAAAGAGAGTCTGCATAACTATAGTGGACAATCAGTTTGACCTCTGGTTTGCCAATTGGGATTCCTGGATAAGAGATGATAGCTATGCTGAGCCACTCTCAGGAACAATGATAGGGATTCTCCGAGATTTATGCACGCTACAGATGACTTGGAGAGAGCTATCTGGTGAAGCCTATGCTACCCTACCTCTTAGTGAAGTTGAGTCTCTGGAGTCGTTTCTACAGTGTAACAAGAAGACTCTTGGAGTGTTCCCTAAGAAACAGTTATCGGAACAGAGTAAGGCTGCTCTAAGAGCTAGAGGTTTCAAGAAAGCTGTTGCTGCATAAATCATACAGTAGAACATGGGTTATCAATATGGAATCTGTAGGTAATACGATTGGCTACCTACAGAATTTCTTATCGGTTTACCCTACGTGTATAGTGTAGAATCTTAGGTAGGATTGGATTCCCTGTGGAAACGTTTGGTGTTCTTTGGGTTACTCTAGGAAAATATTACTAAAATATAAAAGGTCGTCTGACTAAAAGCAAAGTCGCGATTACCCCCGTGCCCCTGTACGCAAGACACACTGGCTACGCAAGACACACTGGCTACGCAAGACACACTGGCTACGCAAGACACACTGGCTACGCAAGACACACTGGCTACGCAAGACACACTGGCTACGCAAGACACACTGGCTACGCATAGCCGACCTTAGGACACACATTGAGGACATACCTATAGATAACCTATTGATTCTATTGGTATGGCTAGATGATATGTAATCAGCTAATGGGACTATTGGTCGGCTGATGGTGAATCTGCAGGTGTGCACACGTGAGTGTGTATACATGAGCCACTGTTGTTTTCTACCTATCTGGTTATTAGCATGATGGATG